AACTGATCAGTAAAATGTAATCTTCTTATAATAAAATGCTCAACATCTACAACATCAGGAATAGTTACTTTCCATACATCAATGAATTTCTTTGTTTCAACTATAAGAGATCTTTTGTAGTGTTTTAAAAGACACAATCCCTCAGATTTATTTAAAGTTATTTTATTGCTCATTACCTTTTCCAGATCAATACCTTCTGATCCATCATATTGATTATCTATCTCTCTTGATAATTCAGCCATTTTACTCATGTTAAAACTCCTTCTCTTTTTTATTTATTATTCCTCTAACATATCAATAATGTTTCGTATTTATGTGTAAAAGTAACTATTTAGGAAACAATAAACAACACTTATTTAATGTTTTGTTAAAAAATATTGTTGAAATATATCAATAAGTATCATTAAGTTACTTTATATGAAACATTTTAATGTTATAGATTATAGTATGAAATCAGTAATGGATGCCTCAATCAGAAAAGCCATTCAACATAGTGGATATAGTGATATAGAATTAGGGCATAAACTCAATGTGTCTAGATCTACCATCTTCAAATGGAGAACTATAGAAAACTATAAGATCAGATCTTCCAACATTATAGCACTTGCGAAAGCATTAGATAAAGAGCCTAAGTTTGAAAAAGGTTATGTTTCATTTGTAAATAAACAAATAAACATAGATAAGGAGAATGATATTACTATGGATTTCAAAACAGATGATCTGATTAATGATCTAAGGAATGATAAAAAAGATTTAAGAACTCTGTTGGAAGAAAAAGATAAAACTATAAAAGAGCAGATTTCTGTTATTAAATCATTAAATAAAAAATTAGACACTTGCATTTATGATGTTACTATAAACCTACCACAGATAGATCATCATGAACTGCAAGTAATAACAACTGAGCAAAGCCAGAATTATCATAGTGTATCAACAGCCTATGCTAAATTTTTAGGATATAGTCCTATTGAGATGCTACATGAAGATTTCACATGGCTAGATGCTATTCATCCTGATGATCATTGGAAACTTAAAAACCCTTTTGATTTTAAATATTATAAAGTTGCTAAAAAAAATGGAACAGAAGATTATATTACATACGAGCATAAAAAGATCGGACACTTTTATTTTAGCACAATAGAGGTAGTTTCTAAAGATGTGTATGATAAAGAATTAAACGATAAAATGTCAGATTAGGTTTATTATTGCATCATTACACTTATATAAATATGCTAAAAACCAACCATGCTACAGATTACAATGGAAAGATCCATTAAATAACAAGAGATGTAGTCAATATCTTTACTGAAAGATGCTGAAAAAGTATTAAAAGCTAAGAATGCAGAGCTTACATTAATGAAGAATGGAATATTAAAATCAGATTTTAGAGAATCTACATCTATATCTAATGCTTTAAAAATCTTTATAAATGGAAAGAAAAACCAAGTAAAGCCATCTACTATTAAATCTTATGAACTTGCTGTAAATACTATGAAAAGTGTTATTGGAGATTTAGATCTGGATACATTAAATAGATCACATAAACATAAAATAGTTACTAGGATGCAAGAATCTTTAGATCCAACAACTATCAATATTAGATTAAGAGGTATAAGAGCTTTCTTTAACTATATGATTAGAGAAACTGATCTACTAAAAGAGATGCCCTTTTATATTAAAGAGGTAGAAGATAAGGATCAGAAGAACAACTTTATTCATCCAGATCATTTAGATAAAATATTTGAAACCACTACATCTATACTAGGAACTAAAAAAGAATCTATATATAGTGGATTATTCTTTAATGATTTATGGAGAATTTATCTATATACTGGAATCAGGAGATCAGAGATCTATTCATTAAGAGTTGATGGAGATTTCTTCCATGTGTTAGGTAAAAGAGATAAGTATAGGATAGTGCCTATGCAGAAAGATATAAGCTCCTACCTAGATGCTCATCAGGACATGATCAAAACTATTCATCCTGAAACTATAGGCAGAGCATTTAGTAAGATCTGCAAGTATTTAGATTATGATTACACTATTCATTCTTTTAGGCATACTTTTGCATGTGAAATGTTATCTAAATATGATGGGAACATTTGGAAAGTTAGTGAGTTACTAGGACATTCAAATCTATCAACTACTCAAAACTATTTAAAATCATTTCCATTAGAGTATTTAAAAGCTGTTTTTAAGCCTTAAATGCTCTATATATGCTCTTTTTTTAATATCTCCCTCTAATACTTTCGGATTGCTAATCCGTAGATCACTTAATAGTGATCCATGAGTTCAAATCTCATACTCTCCACATGAAAAAGCCTCTTTAACTGGAGGCTTTTGATTTTTAAGAAAGTCCATTAAAGTCCATTAAAGTCCATTATTTTTGCACTTTTTTTGCACTTAATGAAAAAGCCTCACTAATAATAGTAAGGCTCTTTCTGCTGACAAGGTAGAGGAGTTCTTATATATCTTCTGAAAATCCCATGCTGATATTCCATAGATTAGGAGCTATTCTAGTTCTTTTAAAACTATCTATATATCCCCAACTAAAATCAGATGGTTTACTACTTGCAGTTGATGGAGAATCTTTCTGCATAATTACTGGAAGATGTCCATTTAAGGTTTGATCATATAATGAATTAAATGTTTTATCAGATTGTAAAGTAAGTGTGGATTCATTATCATTCATATAATCTGAATCATTTACATAGCTAAAATCCATTGAATAGCTTTTTGGAGATACTCCATAGCTATGTGCTGGAAGATTATTCATTTGATTCCATGCAGTATAGTTTGTAAAAGGAGGCTGATTGTGTAGCCATGTAGGATTTTTATGAGTTCTATAACTATAGACATTCCCACCAACTGATTTAATCTTTTTATAATTTTTAGCATTTTCATGTGTTTCTGAAACATTTACAGAATGTGGAGCAGTTATAACACTCCCTAACCTAATAGATCCTATTTTTATATCAGCAGTATAGTTTGCTCCTACTGGACTAATAATTAAAAACCAATGCACATTAGCATCTACATTAGTAAAATCCCAAATATGTGATCCATTTTCATCTATAGTATAAACCTTATTAGGACTACCACCAGATGTTCCCTCTGTGCTAGTTCCATAAATACTACTCATTTCTTTCTTTGTATAAGTTGATCCACCAGATGATGTAGCTTGTCTTAATTCTATTTTAGCTCCAGCCATTTTTAAATTATGTCCTAATATTTGTAAGCAATCAATATTACTATTAGTAGATGCAAAATAATTTTTTTGATCTGCATATTGATCTTTCCATCTTATCATAAGAAAATCTGATGTTGCATTTGAATCAAAATGTATTTGATTAGAAGGATTATTATCTATTGCATTATAAATACTTGATGATGCATCTAATCCATTACCTCCTCCAGTAGAAGAAACTACATATGTTAATACATAGCCTCCTTGCCTTTGTGCTGATATGAAATCTGTGAAAAATCTTGGTTTGTTTATGTATTGCATTAGCTCTGATACACCTCCCTTGCTTGAATTTTAATTCCTTTTCCTAATGATCTGTTTAGCTTTACAATCATATAATATTTGCCTTGTAATTGACCATCAAAATTTCCTATTATTTCTTTATCTAATGTTAAATTATCAAATTTTATAATATCTCCTATTTCTAATCCTAGCATAAATGGATCTACAACTACTACATCCACTAGTGATTTAGTTTGAGATGCTATATTAAAATAATAATTAGATAATTCTTCAACAGCAGATGGATTGTTATTAAAAGTATGTCCATGAATAATATCTAATGATTTATCCATCACTTGTTCTTTTTCTGATAATCCATATCTTTCCCTAGAATCTGTTTTTTCATAAGTTGATTCTGCTGAGTAATTATTAGTAGCTGGATCAATACCATGTCTAAAGTTAATTTTAGTAATTAAATCTTGAAATGGTGTAACAGATGAAGATATGCTAGATATATGATTTCTTCCTATTGTTGCCTTAACATCAGATGATGAGTATGAATTTTTAACATATAAATAGCTAGGATTACCTTGAGCATTATATCTAAATATGAAAGCTCCTTCTTCTTGCATCTTATCTAGTTCTTTTTCTAGATCAGTTTCTTCTAAAACCCAATATCTTGATCTGAAATTTGATCTATTAGTTTCAAGATCTGCCCATCCATCAGGAGTAGTAGTTATTCCACACTCTCTCCATAGTAGATCTCTATGAATATGATGAGGTAGTGTGCATGGATTAGCAGTATCCCATGATTTTTTTATTCCATCTACTCCTATATATACATGCTCAATATTTTTTATATCTTTTTCTACATTACCTAAATCAGAGGTATCAATATGTGTCCAAAATGTTAAAATCAGATCTCTTATTTTAGCTCCTATAAAATGTGTCCTGATAGCATTAGCATTCTGTTCAGCAGTAAGTCCATTAAATTGAGTTACTTTATTTCTAATGCATAATCTTGGATCTCCCATTCCTTCAAATTCAGCTTTAGATAAATAAACATTAGATAATCCACTTGTAGTTCCAGTAGATCCAGTTTGTAGAACTTTCACTACATTACTAAAATTTAATCCACTATAAGTAACATCTCCATTCATTAATATTATATCTACACCAGCAGTTCCACCTTTCCATGTATAAGTAGTATTATAATCAGCAGTATTTAAAGTAGATTTTTCAAAAAAATCTAAATCAGAATAATACATTGTAACCTCAACATCATTATTACTACCTAAAGCTATGATTTCATGGTCATGCCCTAAACTTAGTTTAATTGCTCCTACTGGAACTTGCCTTAAAAACATAAAAGATGGAGTATAAGCAGAAGATGTAACTTGATATTCAACTTTAAGATATGATGCTCCATAAGTATTATAAGCTGGTGTAGGACTATTACCTAATACTGCTGGAATGTTTGGAAAGTCATATATATGTTTTATTGATGAATTTGAATATAAATCTCCCTCAGATGCTCCAGATCCTACTGGATCTGTTGAATCTTCCTCTCCCCATTGAGCTAAATAATACTGCCCACTTACTATCTCTGTTGTTACATCATAATTATCTCCAAAAAGCCCTTTAATTATTACTTGTTTTGTAAATTTATTATCTAATACTGAATAATAATTAGATCCATCATCTTGTGTTTCAGTAATCTTAGTAGATCTATCTGTTTTGTATAATGGTAAATACTTATTGTTAGATTTATCATAGTAATGAGGAATAACATTATTATAAGAAACTAAGTTAGCTGGTAGTTTAAAAAAGTTCTTTGCATATCTGTTTGTAGAGAAAGAATAGGGAGCTGGAAAGAATCTATTTCCATATAACATAGGCTGAGTTTCATTTCCTTCAAAATCTCCATAAGCGAGAGTTCCTAATTGATTAGTATTAACATCTCTGTTGCTTGGAATTGTTCTATTGCTAAAAGGCTTTTCAGAATTTACATCAACTTTAATCTGTCCTTTAGAATAGCTTATTTTTGAAACTCTACCATGATATATCTTAGTAGGAGATGTCTGCCCTGATGCTACAGAATACACCTCACAAATCTTATTTATACATGATGTTCCTTGATAATCTTTATCTGATGTTGCTAAAAATCTTAAATAATCATATCCATAACTACTAGTAGCTCCACCTATTTGCTTTGCTGATGTATTTAAAATACTAAAACTAAAGTTACTTGTTTTAGCTTTTGATTTAATTACATCTATACTATCATTTAATGATCCTACTCTAGTTATTATTGGATCATAATACTCTCCACCAGAATCTGTATAAGGAGCAGTAGATAGAGGAAAGTAAGGATTTATTGGAGTGATAACTAATTTATCAGTAACAAATGGAGTAAATGCACTTACTTTAGGATTATCACATTGTAATGTTCCCTTAATAGATAATTTTAAATTATAAATTCCCTCTACATCTGATTGCTGTTGAGCAGTAGCATTAGGAACTTGGATCTGGTATTTTCTACCTCTATTAATTACAAATGATCTAAATTTATCAGATGTTGTTGGTGTTAAATCGGTAATACTTAATGATCCAGCACTTTGAAAAAATACAAAATCTTGAGAGGATCTTTCAATGGTTATAGCACTATCAGTTTCATAAAATAACTTTATTGCCCATAGTTCATCTACTGATGATGATTTTAATCTATCATCTATTGTGATCATGCTAGATTCATAGATTGCTTATTGTCCATATAATCAATCACTCTATCCATAAATTCTTCTGTAGCAACCTCTGCATTTATAACTATGCTCCCAGATCCACTTGGAGAATCAATACCACCACCCTCTTTAGTTAGGTTAGTAACTTGGATTCTTTCTGCTCCTTGCTCTCCAGCTCTAAATAATGTAGGACTAGTAACAACTCCATCATATCCTTCTGCTAGGTTTTTAGCAACAACATCACTCATTAGAGCATTTACTGCTCCTCCAGCAGTTCCAGCTAATATCAAATTAAATGGATAAGGAACACCTGATAGTATTTTTGTTATTAATATTGCTGTAGCTTTTGCTATTTCTGCTTGTATAACACCTAATGCTCCCTCTTTCCATGATTGAGCTTGTAAAGCAGTTGCCTCTACTTCTTCTTTAGATTGTTTATCTCTTAGTTTTCCATATTGCTCCCATGATAAAGAGCTATTTTTAACAGATAAACCCAATGCTGATATTATATCTATTGCATTCTCATTATTTTCTAGAAATGTTTGCATCTGCTCATCATCAAGTGTCATCTGATTATATCTATCTATTAATGCTTGATTAAATTCTTGTTGAGGTGTAGGATCTATTATGTAATCTTCTGGTTTAGCAAGAGTTTCTCCTAATTCTTGTGTAAGTTCAATACACTCTCCTAGCTCATCATTGTATTCAATTAAATTATCTAATTGATCATCAGTTACAATTTCAACACTAGGATCATCTAATCCCGTAATAACTATCAGCTCTTGTTTCATCATAGCAAGTTCTTCTCTTAGATCACTAGCTTCTTGAGAGTAAGTATCATAATCTGTAGATTTTAATGTATCAGCATATAACCACATATTTCTATATGCATCCCATATATCTTGTGCATGTTGACTCCAGTAAATTCTTTTAGCTCTTTCATCATCTGAAAATCCATAATAATTTCCAAACTGAGTATAATTATAGCCTTCTAATGCCTTTCTTGCACTATCTAAGGCTTCTTCCATGTCCATTGTATCGTTTACTGCTCCACCAGTTATGGTTTGTAAATCTAATAAATTTGCTTTATATCCTATTACTGCATCTCTATTATCTTTCCATGCTTTAGCTTGATTTTTAACTGCCTCATCTATCTTTTCTCTTTGATTTTGTAATATATATTCATTTAATAATGATTCTGATATTGCATCAATAGCATCAGATGCTTCCATTCCAGATTTCTTTAAATTTTTATATTGTTGATCTAATTCTGGATACTCTTTAGCTAATTGATCTGCATATTCTTTTTGCAATTCAAGTGGAACATTTACATCTTCCATAGCCTCCATTAATGCAACAGCCTCTAATCTAGTATCATACATAGTTTCAGATAATTCTGTTTCTGTAAGATCAACAAACCATTCAGCTATATTTTGCATAGCTGGAGCTAAGTATCCACCAACAACCTCTCCAATATCTCCTAATGCATTTGATAATTGATCCATTGATCCAGCATAAGATTGTGCATCTGCTTGAGCTTGTCCTCCAAACAATTCCTCCATTATATCAACAGCATCTCCAGCTTTCATCTGTTCAGCAGTTAATTCTCTTAATTGAGGAACTAACTCTCCTAGCTCTCCAGCCATTCCACTAAATGTTTTTGCAGTATTCCTAACAGCAGATTCTAGGCTCATTCCAGTAGCAGTAGCCAGATCCATAGCAACTGGTATAATCTTCTTAATTTGAGCTTCTGTCATACCTATAGAGCCTAGAAAAGCCATCTGCTCTATAGTAGCTTCATCTCCAAATCTAGTAACTTGCTGTAATTGAGATGCATAGGCTTGTAATCCTGATGTGTTCTTTCCTAAAGCCTGATCTAACTTTCTAACTGCTTGTTCTTGCCTACCAAATAATTCTAAAGATTGTTTAGCTCCAGATAAGACAGCAGATGCTCCAAAAAATGCTCCAGCTACTGCCCCAGCTCTCTTGGCGAGTGTGCCTAAACTACCAGATAGTTTTTTAGTTTTCTTATCAGCCTTATCAAAGCCTACTGCTTTCATTATTAATCTATATGTAGAATCAGACATTATTTATCCTTTTTATTCTTTTTGTATTCATATATCTCATCTTTAATTATCATAAAATCATCTATATAGGATGCTGGAGTTTGTTGAATTGATGGATATGGAGGTGTGTTTGTTTCTTTGCAATAAGAATACTCCTTAATTATTCTTTGACAATCACTATTTAATAAATCTTGTGAGTTTGAGAAGAAAAAGTGTTGATGATACAAAGCAGTTCCTATAGGATAACCTTCAGAAACTGCCTCATCATAACACCTTTCCAGCTCTAAATAAACATCCTCAATGCTTTCAAAAGTGATCATCTTTTTAAGTGTCAAACTTTTAGCATTATAAGGAAATTTAAACTCTCCTCTATCACATCCATTTAGAGAGTATAAAACATTTAGCCTAAGTATTATCTCTTGTCTTTTTTTTTATTCACAGAATCAATGCATTTAGAGCCTAATTGGATAATCTGTGAAGATTCCATATCATTAATCTGATCATCTGTTAAATCTGTGCATATTTGAACAACTTTTACCCACATACTGAATGAAGGTTTATCAGCTCTTTCAATTACTAGATCATTTAGCTCACATCTTTCTGCAAGAGTAATATCTTTTATTTTATACTCTACTTTATCAACTTTTACTTTCATACACCTCTTATGCTATTGTTATACTTAAAATATTCTCATCTCCATTTGTAGCATCAGGATCTTCACAATAAGCTGTAAATGGAATAGTTTGCATCATTATAGATCCACCATTATCCATAGTAGATTCATTTACTTTGCATTTAGGCATAGATATAGTAAAGTTTGATGCCTCTGCTAAGTTAAGAGCAAAAGTTCCACTAGATAATGTTGCTAAAAGATTTTCAATACTTGTATCTCTTTTGCATGTTACAGATCCAGTTACCTCCCATTGTCCTACCATAGCATATCCATAAGGCTTATAGTTAGTATAATCTTTAGTAGCTATTCTTTCAACAGATCTAGTTAAAGATATTTCCCAACTCATAATATGTAAATCTCTAGCAGATCCATTATGCATGTTATATACTGATAGATTCTTAATATTTTTAGCTACACCAGATAATTTAGTAGGAGTTCCTAATCCTTGATTAACATAAGCTGGTTTATAAGCTGTCATACAATTAAGAACACATATAAGCTCTCCATTTTCACTATCAACAGCCTCTGAAATAGTTGCTCCAGTAGCTATTACTGATGTTAATTGAAGATCACTATTAGTTGCTCCAGCTCCTACACCAGCAAAGATAAAGGTTTTCTGTGTTGTAACAGATTCTCCATCTTTATAAGCATCTGGAAATGGATAATCTCCATCTAAAGTATATGGAGATGTTGTTTTCTCAATTAAAAGCTCCATAGCTTTATCAATAGCATCAGCAGAGCCTTTCATAGTTACATCAAAAGTATAAACTTTAGTATGTAAATTATGTGTTGCTTGTGATAATGTTGTAGCTAATGCTCCAGATCTTGCAGTTGCAATTTCAACTGGAGCTGATAGTTCTGGTAATGAGAATGATGTTGTAGGCAGTTCACTCCATCCACTAGTAGCAGTTATTGGAGTTCCAAATGCACTTTCATCAGCCACATAAACCTTAATATCACTTGTTTTAAAGAAATTAGATTCAGGCATTACTCTTTATCCTCCTTTTTAGGTTTATTTGAAACTGGCTCAACATATTTATCCCATCCTTTTGGTAGTGAATCAATCTCAATCGGTTTATTATTAATTAATTTTTGAAAATTATTATTCCCTAGCACAGATAATGCTTTCTCATCTTTAGCTAGTTCTTTTTTTGCTTTATATAGCATACATTTCTCCTAGAATATGTTTTCTTTAGTTATTGTCAATCCAATAGATCCAGCAATTATATCATCATCTCCTAGATCTAATTTATAATTCACATCATTAACAACTAGATCTACTGCAACATCTGATAAAGTTCTATTACTCATTAATAGATATACTGCTCTATCAATTCTATTATTTAAATGCAGATCATGATTATCTGATGTGTTATGATTGTATATAGTGATTTCATAATCATAATCCCTAATCTCCATAGTTGCTGAAATCTGCTCATTAAGTGAAGAAGATAAAACATCAATTCTTATACTCTCATTTCCTTTTTCTTTATATTCACTAGACATATAAACATTATTAAATTCAGCCTCTAAATTCTTTCTTAATCTTTTGCCTATCGCATCTGTAGGCTTTCCATAATTAATTGACACTATCTATTCCTTACTGCATTTAATGATCTCACATTAGATCCAGTAATTCCTCCAGATGTTTCAGTATTCTTTACTGGAATTGTCCAGCTATCTCCACTTGCAAACTGCCCATTAGCATCTGCTTGAGAGAATCTAATCATCAAACCAGATCCTATATAATCAAATGATCCACTAGGTTTATAAGTGTAAGATGTTCCACCATCATATCCCATAGTTTCAGAGTTCCCAAAACTAACACTAACCTCTATTGCTCCTAGCTGTCCTGATGCTAAAGCTGTTACCTCAATAACATCATAAGATTTACCCATCCAATTACCCATTACTTGCTCCAATACTATTGTTCCAGTATTGCTTTGATCAGCCTCAAAGTAACCAACCTCTGTAGCATCATTCTCCCATACTAACTTTATAGATCCATTATTCATTCCTTCTATAATCTCATTAGCTTCTTGCTCATATACAAGAGCATCTTCATTAGTAGGATCTTTAGATTTGATCATGTTTTTAGCACATATTAAACAAGTAACTCTTTTAACTATTGATTCATATTCTAGATCTGTGGAATGAGTTACTCTAGTCATTGGTAAAGGTCTAGGATATTTGTTATCTATTTTAGCATTTAATTCTTCACTAGCTAATACTAAAGCATCATCTATCATAGTGGTAGCATCTTTACCTACCTCTATTGTTTTATCATCTATAGGCTTAGTTCCAGTAGTTAATGATATAGTAAGTATATCTCCAGCATCTTCCCATTTAAATTGATCTACTGCATTTATAGTTATTATCTGTGTTAAAGGAGATCCATTTATATAAACATTAGGTGGTTTAGATACTCCATTATAACTCCATGCAGTATATCCTCCACCAACATTAGTAGCTCCTTCAATAAAATCTCCAGTTAATTGAGTTAATGATGAATACTTATAACAATCTTGAAATACATCTTTAAGATCATTTATGGTAGCATATTTAAGAGAATTTTTAGCCACTTATTTCTTACCTTTAATAGCATTAAAGATAGGCTTTAACACCATATCAAAAATAACATCATCTTTCTTAGTTGGAGATAGCTTTACAACTTTCTCTACTACATACATAGCAAGTAATACCCATTCCCAATTATTTATAAAAAATTCCATTTATTCTCCTTTATTTTAGTAACCAACATCATCCATAGCATTTTGATGTGCCTGATCAAAGCTGATTCCTTTTTTTAAGTGATATACCATAACTTTTATGTGTGATGCAGTATGATGCACAGCATGTCTTTTTAGCTTTTTAATAACATCCTTACTCAACCCATCTACACTTGTTCCTTTAACCTTCAAGTTTATCTAACCTCTTTAATATGTTATTATATTGTTTTTTAGTAAAGATAGGCTCATGTGATTCTTGTTCTAGTTTATTTAACCTTTTATCATGATGAAAAACATCTATTTCAACTTTATCAATTCTTTCATCTGCATCATTTTGCTTTTCTACATAATCAAGAACTTTACTTAGTTTCCATTTTTTAGCTATTTTTTTAATGATAGCATCTTTAGCCTTATCTAGTATTAATTTCTTAAGCATCATTTAATATTTCTTGTTTTCATTCTTTTCTTGCATTCTCATGAACTTGTGCTTTAATCCATTTCCAGAAAGAGCTGATATGATTTCTACCAATGTCTTAAAACTATTTTCTAATCCTTTTTGCTCTAACTGCATCTTCTTTAGTTGATCAATTAACTTGATCTGTATAGCTTCTAATCTTGCAAAAGATTCTCTTAATTCTTTAGATAACTCATTTTGGATATAATTGTTTTGTTTGGTTACCATGTAATACATAGCACATGCTACTACCAATGGAACTCCATACTGCTCTAAAACACTTAACCAAATATCCATTATTTATTCCCATCTATCAAATTTCCCCAAACTACAGCTTTTCCTTTAATGATCTGAACTACATCTGTAGTAAAGTATCCACCATCAAAGAAATCAACTATAGCAAAAGCATGTGACCAATTATGCTCTCTACCTCCTAACCAAGCATTTGATTCTTTACTCATATCCTTTAAACATCCAAGAGCAATAGCACTAACTTGCCCACCTAGCATTGTTGCTGAATGCATCTGGACATCATGTGTATGCCCATAGATTATATTGCATCCTAATTTCCTTAAATGGTTAGCAGAATGATACTGCCCTCCATAGAAATTACCATGATGAAAGTAGAGCTTACCTAACTTAAAAAACTTGCTATTATGATGATATTTATAGCCTCTCTCTTTTAGCTTTAAAGCATTTTGAGTTTTATATTGAGGCAGATATGTATGATCTTCAACAAAGTGATCTAACCATAACTCATGATTCCCTTGCAAGAAATGTCTTTCATTACATCTAACCTTATCAAGAGATTTATCTATTATATCCATCCCATCATTAACAGCTTTAACCTCTGCATCCATATCTGGTATGATATAATCTAAAGGAGGTTTCTTTTTCTTCTTCCATTTCCAATGGCTAAAAGATTCCCATTCTCCAGTATCTCCCAGATCAACATAAATGTCAGGCTTTACTAGCTCTATTGCCTTACACACTACCTTTATTGCTGACATATCAGCTAAAGGAAAGTGTTTATCAGGTGTTACTATTACTCTTTTCAAAAAGCTATGCAATCAATAGAAAAGTGATAAAGCCACTAAATATGATCCCACTTACTATTCCAACTCCAAATATCATAGAGATCTTACTTTCATTAGCTCTTACTCTACCATTTAACTTTTCTAAGTGTTGCTCCATCTTTGATGTTATTTCTTTTATATGCTCAATATCAGAGCTTATCTTTTGAAGATGAATATCTACTTTATCTACTTTCATGGAGGCTCTCAATAATTGCACTCATTCTTAATGCTCTTTCTGGACTATCAGATTTTGCCCATTTAGAATCAAGCATCTCTTTACTAGCTAATAAAAACTCTTGATTAGCTAAGTATCCTAAAGTCAATTTAAAAGAAGATACACCCTTCAAACCCATTTGATAAACCATTTCATAGAGAACATGTTGAGCTTTATCAGGAAGATCAGCCACCCAGATCCACTTATCATTTACATCTTTTATAAGTTTATCTAGTTTTCTTTCAAGGATCATATCACATATATCCTCATCAAGTTCTAGATCTTTTACAGCAAAGCCATAGCCAATAGTTAAGACATTGTTACTGCACTTGTAAGGCTGTGATCTAAACCCTTCATTCTCCTTAACACTATCAATAAGATCCTTCATTTAAGCAGTAGGATTCTTACCAGTTACATTTTTATAAGCAGTTTGAGCCTTACCATCTCCTAACATTTTATCTTCTTCTTCTTGAGATTTAGGACTAAGATTCTTTCTAACCCAATCAACATATTCTTTAGTATAAGAAGATTTCTTTTCATCTTTCTTTGCAGATGATTTAGGATCATTTCCAGTTTTATCTTTATATTGAGTTTGTAGCTTTGAGTTGTTCAATACATTTAAAGCCATCTTACCAAACATAGAATTAGGATCTTTTTGATAAGCATCTACCATAGTTTTCCAATGAGATCCCATTTCTTTTGCTATAAAATCAACATAAGCAGATGTAAATCCACTAAATACAGCACTACCACCACCACCTAAAGATGATCCATCATCATATCTCTTACCTGATTCATTTTGGTAGGCTTTTTGATACTTAGAATCTTCAGCAGTTTTTTTCTTAGCTTTCTCTGACATATTCCTATATCCAATCTCTGCTTCTAACCATTTTAGATAGCCTTTATCAAAAGGAAACTCATACTTTTGATCCTTTTTATGCTCATCTTTTTCTTTAGTAGATTTTTTATCCTTAAATCTTCTCATTCTTTCATCATCTTTCATTCTAGCAATTCTAGGATCAATTTTAGGTATCTGCCTTACATGCTTTTGTAATCTAGGATGAACTTGTCCAGATACATGCTTACTAGTATGATGTAAAATTTGAGAATCAATTTTTTTAATTTTAGCCATTTATTGTTTCCTTGTAATTTAAAATTTAAGGCATCAGGGAGCAGAATGAACTACTCCCATTAGCCATAACCAATTCAATAACTATTATGCTTTGTTATTAAAGTTCACAATATGAGATTCATCTAATACACTCACACCAAATACACAATCAGCTACAACATCATTAGCTATGTATTCTAAGTTGTATTGAGATTGAACTCTAGGCTCTATTGCAAAAGCCACACCCATTGATCCTCTAGTGAATATAGATGCACATTCAGTAGTAGCATCTCCAGTATCTGCCCAATCAGGAGATACATAAACTGGAACACCATAGATCTGCCCTAAAGCTCCACTAGAAACTGGATTAGCTTGATCACCTCTTAAAGTAGCATGTGCAAATGCTGGAACTTCCATAAGAGATTTATAAGCTAAAGGAGAACAAAACATAAAAGTATTACCATCTGCTGGATCAATACCTTTTGCCCATAGTTTAGCCATACCAGTTAAAAGCTCTGCTTCAGTAATTTCTGCATCAGCAGCTAAAGTAACATCATTAGTAGATACATTAGTATCATCTACCATAGCACTAGCAATAGCACTATCAACTTTTTTAGCAATAGCATAACCTAATGAAGATGCATAAGAATCAAATAGATCTGAACTAGCTTGAACAGATGCTATATCTTCAATTCTTTTAGCCTCATAAGGATGGATGTTACAATCAATAGTAGAAACTGCCTCATTACCTGATCCAAATGTTAATGCATTTGAATTAGTTGGAGCATCACTAGCAGTTTCTTCTGCTATTTGAGGAACTTTAACACTTGCTCCAGATCCACTTACTAATGAACTAAAATCAGTAATAAGAGATCTTAATCTGAAATTTCTTTCAGTATATTTTAATACAGCCTCACTCCATAGAGTTGGTAAAAACCCTGATGTGAGAGTAGTTGGATTTACATTAGCCATCTTTTATCTTTCCTTTAATTTTTAAGAATGTTTAGCAAGTATATCTGCCCACTTATCTCTCTGCTCATCTCTGTTTAAATCCTTCATATTAACATCTAAACCTCCACCTCTACTAGCTGGATTATTAGCAACTGGAGCAGATTGAGTATTAGCAGATAACTTATCTACAACTTTCTCTAATTGTTTTAAATTTAAACCAGCAAAATCTTCTCTATCAGCTTCAGGTAGTTTAGAAAGTAATAATTCCTTTCTTTCTGATCTGTAAGCATCCCATGATTCTGCCTTCCCTTTAAGATCAGATATTAATGATTCTTTTTCATCAAGCAATTCTTTCAGTTTACCATCTTCTTTGAGCTTTTGCTCCCTTGCTTTATCATTAGCACTTTTTATTTTGGATAGTTCATCTGTTGCTGTTTTGAATTTATCATTAATCTCTTTGAATCTTGCATAAGGGATTGAACTTTCATTATCATTTTTAGAGTTGTTCTGATCAACTGAGGTTTCTTTTACACTATCCTCGCTAGTGGCTTCAGTATTTACATCCTGATTGATGGCTTCATCCATGATGAACTCCTTATTTATTGTTAATAAGTAAACTTAAAATCTGTATATCTTAAATTGCATTGTTTATATGATGTTAGTTCCTATATGGTAACTATTCATCTAGGTCTTTAAGTGTTATATATAAGATCCAAAACCACCAGATAGATTTAGTTAATATTGTTGATGGCTTAACCATACCAGATCTTATTAATTCTCTTGATTCAGCTCCAAATATCCATGAAAACACACATGCTAAATATCCTATTATATACACTTGAAATAATGATGATAGAAACTGCTCCACTATCCTATCCTTATTGTTTTATCTTTAGGCTTAGTTAGCTTTACATTCTTATCTATCTCTTTCTTTAGCATTCTTTGTATTAGTTTATCTACATCTGGATGAACACTATCTGAGAATATAACTCTACCACCATCTGCTAAACCTTGAACTTTCTCTGCTTGTTGTCTAGATGTCCAGCCTACCTCTGCTCTATCTCTACCACCTTTACTAGCCATGTTCCTCCACATAGTTCCAGTAAGTGTTAGATCAGGTTTAGTTGATCTACTTGCTGTGGATTGCCCTTTAGGAACTGCCTTACCAGCTCCTTTTCTATTTTTATATTTAGTGGTGTATTTCTTAAATGATTTACCTTTATGATCTTCTCCCTTTTTCTGAGCAGATACTTGAATCTTATCTCTTACCTCATCTCCTAGCTTTTTAAAGAAAGATGGTTTAGGCTTTGTTTTCATAAAGTTCCTCTAGTGTTATAGGATCAAACTTGCTTCCTCTTTTATCAATAAAATCTGATGCTTTCTTCTGATCAGTTAGATCATCTGATGATGATGTTAATGGTGTCCATTGGTGTCTGCAATTAAATCCACCTCCATCAAGTAGCACACCTTCTCCATATTGCTCTATGATCTGTTTTCTAGTTAATGATCCAGCACTACTCATAGCTAAGCATATATCTCTAGTTTTATTATCAATTACTCCAGCATATACATACTTAGTTTCTTCTTCAGCATTATCCATTTGCTGTTTAATTACAGATCTACTAAAGTTATTCATTGATGTATTTGCTAACACTTGAGCTTGATCTTTTCTAAGTCCTGATATATTAGTTATAGTTTTTTTAATAGAAGATTCTGATTTACCAGCTATGATCCCTTTTAATGTTTCTAATCTAACTGCACTTGAAATCTGATTAACATGAGCAAAGTAAGTTGATTGCTCTAGGATCTGCATTGATTCTAATGATCCCTCACTTATAGTTGAAAAGAATGGAGTATCTAATAATAGATTCTCATAAGAGTTTAATAGTTTATCTATTTCATTTTGAAAACCCAGCTCATTAAGCATATACTTTTCTATATCAATAGTAGACATTATGGTTAGTAGTTCATCTCTAGATAAAGTAGCATTTAGATCCATTATATCTTCTACTAATCTCTTTATTACTTTTTCTTGTGCATTAGCAAACTGCCCAGATGCAAAGTTAATAGTATCATTTATAGGCATTATACCTCCTTATTTACCAGATCTTTTATGAACTCACTCCAATGCTCATCTACTATATGCTTCAGATATTCTTCATTAGAATTAACAATAGCTCCACAATACTCACAGACATGCCCTTCTTTTATCTCATTTTCTAAGACATTCTTTGATATGAAATCATCACTCATTGTTAGTTTGTAAGGCTTTTAATAGATTAGCTCCATTAGCTGATCCTTGCCCTTTCCTTTCTCTGATGTGAGTTAATGCTTCTTCTCTTGATTCAAAACCATCAGGATTAGTTTCAAGTAAGTAATCTGCTGGATCTGCTAGTCCATGCTTGAACTTAAACTCCCAGTTAGCCATCTCTTGTGCTGGATCTGGGAACTCAACCTCATTGAAATCAATATTAAAGTTATTATCAAGTAGTATTCCATGCTCTGTTTCAATTAGTTTCTTTTCAATATCAAACATATCTTTCTCAACCATTCTGAAACACTCAACAGCATCTTCTCTAGATTCTAATAACTCTAGATTAGATACTTTAATTGCTACTCCAGATGCATTACCATTAATTCCAAAATCAAATGATATATGATGATTAATAGCTACATTCTGTAACTGGAACTTGATACCTTCTATGATGTTATTTACATTAGTATTAGATGCTATGTTACTCATTGATCCATCTTCTAGCACTACTACCTTATTAAGTCCTAATTCAATCTTATTATCATCTACTCTACCATTTATCACAAACTGCCCACCAGCAGATCTAATGTGATGCTGTAGCATAGTCATAGCTATATCTATCTGCTTATTGCATTCAGCTATATCAATAGCTCCTACATTAAAGTGTTCATCAATCATAGTATCAGGCTGAACAAATACAAAAGGCATAACTCCATAAGGATTCACATCATTCTTATTAATCTTTATCTTTTCTCCTTTTTGATTAACCATATAATGTTCAGTATCACTCCAATAGATATAGTGATCATTCTTTACTTGCATCTTGTTATCTGTAGGATGTGGAACTGGATACATAATAGCTATTGGATTAATCATATCATCATCAGCAAAGATAGGCTCATACTCAAGGATAGGAGTTCTTTTAATCTTACCTTTTACTATTGAAAGTTTAATAGCTATAGTTCCTACCAGATTATGTAGCTTTTCAAATGATTTCATCTCATAATCTTTATGCCCTAAATGCTCAAAATATCTTTCATCTGCCTCTCTTACTGGAGCATTCTTATATACTAAAGAAATCCTTTTAATTAGCCTTTTAGTTAAGCTGGTAGTGTATAAAGGAATCTCATCTTGTAGTGATCCTCCAAAATACTTTTTAATATATTGCTCAGTATTATGATACTGATAGTAATTGATAGAACAATCTCTCCTACTAAAATACTCATTTAGATTATCAGCCTTTAGCTTCTTTAAGGCATCAGAGATTGATTTACTTGCTTGTGATGTTATATACATATTTTTCCTTTAGTTATACCATTAATGTTGATGTATGTGATGTTCTTACTGGATACAGATAAGCTATAGGATATGAACAAGCATCTAAAGCATGTGTAAGCTCTATATCTGTTTTATCTATAGATCCTTTCTTATCTCTTTGAACTAACTCTAAATCTTTAATTAGATGCACACACTTACTGCTAATAGTCATACTTACTTTATTCTGTGCATTGTATAGCTTAGTGTTGATTGCATTTAATCTATCTGTATGTGATGGATTAGCTTTAGGACATCTTACTTTAAATCCATAATTCCTAAGTATATCATGATCTGATCTATTAGATGTAGTTGATCTGGCTGATCCAGAACTATCAGGAATTACTACTATATTAGGATACTTTCTTTTCAATGTTTCTGCTAACTCCATAGTATTGCTATTTTTTAATCTTATCTCATCAAAGAAATGGATTGTTCCATCAGTATATGTGCAAAAGATCTCTGCTGTCATGTAATCCACATTAAAATCTATACCAGCCTTGATCACATTACTGATCTGACCTTCTTTGACATGCTTATCTCTATCAAAGTTGTAAACTGCCCTTCTACCAGCAGTTTCAAATGATGCTTGAAACTCTTGCTTAAAGAGCCTCTCATCCATATTCCTTTTAGCTTCCTCTATCTCATCAGCACTAACAAAGCCACCTTCTAAAGTAGTATAGAGCCATGATTTCCAGCTAGGCTCATCCTTTATCTGTCCTCTCATATAGACCTCATAGAAATGGTTAAAACCATTAGGAGATCCTATGAACATACTCTTGCCTTTTGTAGTGGCTAACATAGGCAATATTATTTCTTCAAAAACATGTGGTTTCATTGTTGCATACTCATCTAAAACCACTTTATCTAAACCAGCTCCTCTTAAACTATCCTCATTATCAGCTCCCTTGATTGCTATCTCTGCTCCATTATTTAGCTTAATAGATAGCTCTGATTCATTCATTCTTAGGTTACTGAAACCATGCAAAAGTTTTCTGAGAATAGGATATGCTATCATCTTTCCTTGTCGGTATGTAGGAGCTATATACCACCTTCTCTGATTTGGTAGTATATTCCCTTGTAACAAGAAAACCAATGCAAGATGTGTCTTTCCCCATCTTCTTCCAGCAACTACAACTCTGTGTCTTGCTGGATCTTTTAATATCTTTCTTCTTATTGAATCTAATCTTATCATTCATAATCATCATCTAGATCTAATATCTTGATAGGCTCAATTTCTTGTGTTCTTATGGTTTCTACAGCTTTACCTTCAACTCTTTCTACTATAAACTTAATAGCATTTAGATCTCCTCTTTCAGCCATTCCATACAGCTTACTCATGATCTTGAATCTTTTAGTTCTTTCATCTTTCTCCAGATCTCCAATCTCATTTAGAATATCTGTAAAAGAGTTTCTTCTACCTTTAGGATTACCTGATTCTCCCTTCTTCCATCTATTTCCCTCAGTATTACCCTTAGTAAATTGTCCTTTACTATTCCGATTGTTTTCCGATTGTTTAGCCATCATTTACTTTCTATATACCTCATTAGATAAAAATAGGCATCTGCCCATAGGTTACTATTGTTGTCCTTATCAAATTTCTTTAATCCACTATTATGAAACTCCTGATGATGTATTCTACATAAAGGAACTACACCTTTCTCCATATGTTCAAACTCTGTTAGCTTATTCCTATTTCTTCCCATCCCTACTGCTTTGATATGATGAGGATCATTAGGAGGAGAGTTAAAACATATTGAACAAGGCTTATTCCTTATAAAATCAATATAATCCATTATATATATAATTTAGATTATGATGATCTATATAATGTTAGTTCCTATTTAGTAACTAAAGGCACTTTCTTATACTCATTATTACTTAAAACCTTCTTGATCTGGCTTTCTCCTATAAAGAACTTATCTGCTACTATTTCT